TGAAGATGGTGAGTACCATGAGCCCAAACAGGGCCGACGTGCCCGGATCCGTGCTGCGAAGCAACGTGAGACGGAAAATCTTGAAGTGGCTGAGGCACCGACCAATGCCAATGGTGTACGTCCTTGTGTGTGGCAGGAGGGTCGTGGGAAGTTGTCTCATGCCCAATACCACCAACTTGAGAAGAATATTCGAGTTGTTGATCAAACAAAGTGTGGTATAAATAATGTTGGGCGTATTGTCCACCGTGAGGCCCCATTTGCTGCTGCTCCTGATGCTGGTGGTGTTGAAGTTACAAATCAACAGCTACAACAAGTCCAGGTTTATCCTGGTCAAACTATTAAGGGGTGTTGCCATGCCAAGGATTGCCCATTGGTTGTCAAGAAGATGATAGGTACTGACTATGCCAAAGAGTGTAATGTCAAGTGTGATGGCCATCATTGTACGCATTGGGCCTCCTGTTTGCCTCGTTTTATCTTGGTTGAAACACCAAATGTGGTTAATAATCATCCAATTCCTGTTGGTGTTAGACCGCATATGCCACAATCTGGCCCTGTGCAGACAGGAGTTGTTGATGCTGCCCCCCGTGTTGACCAAAATGGTAGAGCTGTTGCTCCCATAGTCAATAATGTGCCTGTTATTCCAACTATAGCTGGTATTTTAAGGTTGGAGGCCCCAGAGTTGAAAACTCTGGATAGGGCACGTGATAATTTTCGTCGTGCTGCTACAAAACCTGAGCGCGAGCAGGCGTTTTGTTTTCGAGGTGAAAAATGTTCTGGATCTTGGAAAATGAAAGATGGTCAGGAGCGCCCTTGTAATTACAAGCATGCTTGCCCGAACCCACATGAGGCTGGTAAGCGTTGTTCCTCTCTATCGTGCAACTTGGTTCATGCTACTGCACAGACGCCAGTTGATAAGAATACTCTCTCCGCCACTTCTGGTGTTACTGCCCCCATTGTTAATGAAGGGCCTGGCGCTTTTCCTGCTGTACCGGCCGTTTTGTGTTCAAATGCTGGTAGGATCTGCAAGATGTCAGGTAGAGATTGGGGCAATTGTCGAGTTATGGCTGGAATGGTGACTACATCTGCTCATATTGTGCGTCAGGCTGCTGAAGAAGGGGATGGTTACTTTAGAGTTTGTTTCCCAACTTGTGCCTCAGTTGTGAACATCAAGGATGTTCATTTTGATGGTGTGGAGAACGCTTGCTTTAAGGTGCCACCTGGGTTTGACACTGTTACTCGTGTTCGTATGGCAAAGCCTGCTCAGATTGCGGCTTATATTAGGATGCAGGCGGACGTTGCAATTGTGGGTTATTTCCAAAAGGCAACTGGTGGTGAATCGGGAGAGATGAAAATTTCCTCTGGCCGAATTTTATCTGAAGGTAAACACAATGCATCCACAACTGGGATGGTATGTGGTACACCATTGATGGTGCATGTTGGAAATGGCTCTTATGTGGCTGTTGGAGTGCATCATGCCAGAATTGATGGAACTGGAGTAAATTTGTTTGAACCCTATTCTGAAGCGTTTTACCGTTATGTTCATAACTCTGATCCTGCCGTGCCTTTAAACTAGATGCGGATATTGTTGTTCCCTCACTTTTGCGGTGGTGGGATTGGAAATGCAATCCTGTGTTTTCTTTACCACGTGCGTATCCAAAGGTGATGCAATATATCTTTGATGTTAGTATGGTTGGTAATCCTACAAGGGATCAGAACCCCTGGAAGCCAGACAAATATTTCACCAACTACATGGAGCAAAATCCGTATCCTAATTTAGTTGATCCATTGATGTATAATGTTCGGCGTGACACACATAAAGGCACTTTAGATGCCGTGATGAAATATGATGTTGTCTTGCCAGATGCAAACTCACTTAACCATGAGCTTGTTGTTGCAGCTATTGCTGACACCAAGCAAGATTATTGGCGTTTAGAAGACAGGGGTAAGCTTTTACAATCAGGTGAAGTTCTAATTAATGAACGTTCTAGTCCTGGTCCTGTTTATAAGAATGCTGGTTGTGGTGATAAGATTGAGGCGTATGTTAAATATCCCGAACTGATAGATTGGTTCTGGGACTATGCTCATAAGTGTAATTATCCTATTCTTTGGAAAGAGTTTGGTAAGGTTGAGTTGTTGAAAACAACAAAGACCACACGTGGTATATCTGTTGCTCCTGCTGATATGCAGTTGGCTGGTGCCAGGATGAATCAAGATACTAATAACTTGATGTCTGAGCTTGGAAATCTCTTCGATGAGTGTCCATCTCGAGTCGGAATGACTATGCAGGGTGGTGGACTGAACGAATATGCAAAGTGGCTTGATGGGTTGAAGGGTAAGAAAACCTCCTCAGATGCTGATAAGTATGATGCTCGCATCATGGCCTTGCTATTTGATGTTGTCAAAAGGGTGCGATTCTTTATGTGGGATAAGAAAGGGATGAGTGAACAGGAGTGGTGGGATCGACAGAACTACTACTATGATCAAAAACTCAAGTCTTTTATTCTTACTAGTAATGGCCAGGTGTTTCTTAAGTTCTTTGGAAATCCATCTGGTCAGGATAGCACAACTTATGATAACACTATTATTCATGCCTTCTTCAAAAATTATATGTGGCGCCGCCTCACTGGGTTGATGTTATCCCCGGAGGCATATTACGAGAAGAAAATACATTATCGCTGTGGTTTATATGGCGATGACAATAATGAAAGTATCTCGGAGAAATATGCGCATTGTTACACATATGAGCGAAGAGCTGCAGCTTATGCCGAATTCGGTATGATCTTGTCTAAGGACAAAGATGTTGAGTCTAACTCCATTGATGGCCATGTTTGGCTGGGGAAGACGATTAAGAAAACCGAATTTGGCTATGTTGGTCTTGTGAATGAGAACAAAACAATTTGTTCCCTGCGTAATCTGGAAGATAAAGAAACAGAACCAGGTATTATTCTCACTAGGACCATTATGCTTATGGTTGAGGCGACATGGACTGAACCCTTACAAACTTACGTTAGAAATTACGTAAGATGGTTGTGTGATCAAAAGGTCCGACCATATGTTCAAGATGAGTTCCAGTTTCAAAAATGGCTTCAAACTATTCCTACATTAGAGAGTTGCAAACGATTTTGGATGGGCTGGGAAGGCTCAAATTAGCTCTACTAAAAGCTAGCTACCAAATGTGTGAGCTTTAAATCGTTTGCATGAATGTCAAATCAAAGAAAAACACAAAATCCACCACCGTTGCCGTCAGCGTCTCTGGAGCTGGCCGTAAAGGAGGAAAAGAAGTTATTGTTGTCGGACAGCCAGGAGGCTCTTCGCGTGCATCATTGCCCAGACGTCTCCCAAGAGGAATGTCTCAAGTTGTTCGAGAAGTCGGG